TAACGCATATGTATTTAAAAAAGATAAAAAACAATTATTAACTTTTGCTAGTTATGATGAGAACGAGGAGTCATTTAGTGATAGAAATGTTTTTCCTATTGGTTGCATTAAAGAACTTAAAAGGATTGAAATTTGATACCTTTTCCAAAAAAAAAGTATAATATTATTTATAGTGACCCAGCTTGGTACTTTAAAACATATTCTGAAAAAGGCGATAAACGATCTGCTGTACAGCATTATAGTTGTATGTCTATCTCTGATATTTGCAATTTACCTATTAATAATATTGCTGATGATGATTGTATCTTATTTATATGGGTTATTGACCCTATGTTACCAGAAGCTATCGAAGTTATTAAAGCATGGGGTTTTAAATATAAAACAGTAGCTTTTACATGGGTAAAACAAAATAAAAAATCTGATGGATATTTTACAGGTCTCGGATATTGGACAAGATCAAATCCTGAAATGTGTTTATTAGCAACTAAAGGAAAACCAAAAAGATTATCTAAATCTGTAAGACAATTAATCATAAGCAAATTACAACAACATAGTAAAAAACCTGATGAGATTAGAAATAGAATTGTAGAACTTTGTGGAGATTTACCTAGAATAGAATTGTTTGCTAGACAACGAACAGAGGGTTGGGATTCTTGGGGAAATGAGGTATAAGAATCGTATATGAAAAACGACAAAATTAAGGCAGATGACACAATTAAGACACAATCTATAGGAAGACCTAAAAAAGAACTAGATGAAGAAGTTATCGCTAGACTCTCCCAGATTGGATGCACACAGGAAGAAATTGGCTCTGTCATTGGAATATCTGCAAGAACACTACAAAGACGATATGCCGATTTAGTATATGAGAATAAAAACAAAGGTAAAGCTAGTCTTAGAAAGAAGATGTGGGAGAAAGCACTTAAAGGCGACCCTAAAATGCTTATCTGGTTATCAAAGAATTATTTAAACATGGTAGACAAAGTACACACTACATCTACTGTTGAACCATTACCATTAATCATAGAAGCTAAAGCAGAAGATATAAATGGCTAAACAAAAATTCGTCCACTTCGTACCTAGAGATAAACCACCTAAAAGACCTCGTAGGCACAAAAAGAGATTGAATAAATCAGAAAAAAGATCATATAAAAAATATAACTCACAAGGGAGACCATAACATGGCTGAAATAATCGGAGAGAATACTTTTCTTAAATTAAGACGAGAAAGAGAACAAATGAAAGCTGAATTAGAACAAGTTAAAATTCAAAGAGATATTGCTTTGAGAAAACTTAACAAAGTTAATATTCATATTGAAGAACTATTAAAGATAATAGATTATGCTCAAAAGAAGTAATTTCTATCCTAATGGAGAGGTTATTGATTTTAATTTACCTCAATCATTTAGAAAAAGTTTAACAAAAGAAGCCTGTGGAAATTGTGGCTTGTACTCAAACCGAAGATTATTCTGTGGACGTTACGGTGCTAAATTTGTGAAAGAAAACTATATCTGCAATTCTTGGAGAAAAAGGTTCTTTCAAAGATAATTTTATGATATTTAGTCTTTTATGGCTAAATACAAAAACAAAACTGTTAAACTTAACAAACCTATGCGTGGAGATGTTAAGAAATTTAAAGTCTTTGTTAAGAACAGAAAGACAGGCAGAGTAGTCAAAGTTAATTTTGGCGATAAGAAACTAAGCATCAAAAAGAATATACCAGCTAGAAAAAGATCATTCATGGCTAGGTTTCGTCCTATCTTGGCTAAAGCTAAGAGATCAGGCAAACAACTAAACACAACTCCTGTATATTGGGCAGTAAAATCATGGCAAAAAGGATTCAAAGCATGATTGATAAATTCTTTTATTGGTTGTTTGGTAATGTTGATGCTTATTCTGATTGGATAGATAAGCAATTTACTAAGCCTAAGAAAAAGAAAAAAGTATTAAGTAATGCTTGGATAAGAAAGCGAGTTAAAAAGAAATGATTAAAAATTTTAAAGATATTGTAGTTTTATTAATCACAACTGGTGTTCTAATTTTATTAGGTACTATTATTATTGGAGATTATATTGTAGCACTAGAAGAAAATAGACCTGTAGATGAAAGTGTCATTACACTTATGAAGATGTCAGTTACAGGATTGATTGGTGTTATAGGTGGTTACATAGGTGGTAGCAAATGAGAGATACAAAGTATTTAGAATCTTTTAAGAAAAACACAGAAAAGAAATTAAAAGAGATGAACATATTTAAATATTTAAAAAAGGAAGTAGAACATGGTGCTAATGGAACTAAAGATTATGTTATCAAAAAAGGTATTAACAAAGGTAAAGTTGCTAAATGAAAATATCAGAAAATACTTCGGTATCTTTACCAATAAGAAATTTACTTGCCATTGTAGGTGCTGTGGCAGTAGGTGTTTGGGCTTATTTTGGCATTGTTGAAAAACTTAATTCTTTAGAAACAGCAGATAAGTTACAGCAACAAGATTTATTAGAAGCATCTAAACAATTACCAGTAGATCAAGAGCAGTTTATGTTGCTAGAACATTTAGCAGAACAAGTAGAAAAATTAGAAAAGACTCAAGAACAGAATATGACAAACAAAGTTAATATTGAAAGAATCCAAAAAGATATTGAAAAGATATTAATTGATGTAGAAAAACTTAAAGATTCTGTAAGAGCCAATTTAGGTAAATTAAATGGAGATCACTAATGGTAGCTGTAGTTTTCGCCTTATGCTTGTTTATAAATGGAGAACTTATTGAGCATAGAATACAAGATAGTTTATCTACTTGTTTAAAGATGAAACGAGAAGCTAGTCGTAATATGGAAATGAATAACAAACAATTTATGTGTGGAGAAGTAGAAGCTGAATTGGAAATTAACATTGATGGTAGTAAAACTATTAAAAAAATTGTAAAGTCAAAGTAATTTATGAGTATAACTATGAACAACTGGATATTGCACATCATTGAAAAATATGCTTCACGAATTAGTATTTGGTGTTGGCAAAAAAGAATTAAAATCCTGTATGACAAACGAAGAAAGAATAAATGAAATTTATATTAGCTTTTACAATATGCTCTGCAATTACAGGCTTTTGTAATAATACTGTTACAGTTAATCCAGCTTATAATACATGGACAGAATGTGTAGTTGCTGGTTCTGAATTAACCATTAGATTTGCTGAATTAAAAGAACAAGAAATCAATAAGGACAAATTATATATATCTTACTTTTGTAATGAAAATAACCCTAACAAAACCCCAACTTAAAGTTTCATCAAGTAAAGCTAGGTTTAGAGTTCTTATATCAGGTCGTAGATTTGGTAAAACTTATTTAGCTGTTACTGAAATGATGAAATATGCTTGTCAGCCTAATAGAAAAATCTGGTATGTAGCACCAACATTTAAAATGGCTAAAGAGATCGTATGGGGAACTCTTAAAGAGATGCTTAATCAGTTTAACTGGATTGAGGATATAAACGAAACAACTATGACTATAACGATTAGACAATCTAATAGTCAAATATCTTTAAAGGGTGCAGATAATTATGATTCACTTAGAGGAACAGGATTAGACTTTTTAATATTAGATGAGTTTGCAGATATTAATAAAAAAACTTGGTATGAAGTATTAAGAGCATCTATATCAGATAGATTAGGTCATGTATTATTTTGTGGTACACCAAAAGGGTATGGAAATTGGTCATACGAACTTTACCTAAAAGGAAAGCAAGATGAAGATTGGGAGTCTTTTCAATTTACTACAATACAAGGTGGTATGGTTACTAAAGAGGAAATAGAACAAGCTAAACAAGATATAGATATTAGAACATTTAGACAAGAGTTTGAGGGTACATTTGAGAACTATGCTGGTGCAGTTTATTATAATTTCCACCCAGTAGATAATGTTGTTAAGCGAGAAATAGATTGGGATAAACCTTTACACATTGGTATGGATTTTAACGTAGACCCAATGTCAGCTTGTGTAAGTCAAATAGAAAAAGATAAAGTTTATTTTGTAGATGAGATAATAATTTATGGTTCTAATACTGATGAAATGGTGCAAGAAATACACGATAGATATGGAACTAAAATGCAAATATTTATCTACCCTGACCCAGCTTCTAAACAAAGAAAAACATCTGCTGGTGGTCGAACTGATTTAAGTATCTTACAAAATGCTGGTTTTAAAGTTAAAGTTAAACATAAACACCCAGCTATTCGTGATAGAGTCAATGCAGTTAATAGTAGGCTAAAAGATTCTAATGGAGAAAGACATATTTTTGTTTCACAATCTTGCAAAACCTTGATAAAAGGTTTACAAAGACAAATATACAAAGAGAATACAAATATTCCTGACAAGGAAGATGGATTCGATCATATGAATGATGCTTTAGGTTATATGATTGATTATTTAAAACCATTAACTACTCAGGTAAGATTTAATTCTCCTACAAGATGGACAATGAAGTAACATATGGCATACACTAGAGATCAAGCTACAGAACTGCACAAGGACTATCAGGAAACAGTTAATAATTGGGAGTACTATATTCGTTCTTACAATGGTGGCTACGATTATATGACAGGCCAGTATCTTAACAGATACAATTTAGAACTTGATAACGAATTTAATCAAAGATTAGCAAACACTCCATGTGATAATCATTGTAAAAATATCATTCAAATTTATTCATCATTTTTATTTAGAGTTAGACCAA